GTTCCTTCTCGCACCATAGGAAGGAGTTCTTACCTCACTACGTTGAAGGTGGAAGTTCCACCTAACGACGGACCTATCACTTGTCAATGGGTTATATGGATAACCATTATAACCCCAAGGGATAGGTATCTTCTCGTCGCAGTGTTCTAGAACGGCAGTCCCGGCAGCTACCCAACCATGACTTATCAAGTCACGGCCGGCAGATGTTAGGGAAAGCCAATCGTCTTCTGATGCACAAGTAGTGCGGCGAAGTTGGACGCAGGATGCGTCCCACCTACCGAAGTACCAAGCACCGCAACTTTCTCTAATGATCGTTGCAATGCAGGTCTTCATTGGGTTAATAACCAACCCGCACTTCTCAAGGGCCTCACACACTCGGTATGCATAATTGTTGTTAACAATTATGTCATCTCCGAATACGCGGAGGTTAGCGTCTACGTTCTCCGGGATACATGCTTTTGCTATAGAATAGAAAAGCATGGTCTCCATAGGAAAACATAAAGCGCTTCCCATCGTTGCGAAACAGGGATTAAGGATATAGGCATCGTCGACGTCTATAAACTTAGCTCTGTATCGAGTGAGGAGAGAGAACACTTCCTTCGGAAGCAAGTACCGCATTAACTTTAACGTTATGTGGTCGCTTGCATCCTTCAAGTCAATCGTCCCTACACGGGATGATCGACATGCTGACCGGGATAGATCCTGGTTGGTAAAGGAAATGCACCTCGATGCAGACGAGTCATTCGCCACAATTGAAGTTAGGATCCTCATTAGCCCTTGCTGGGCAAATTGAATTTCCTTTTCTTCAATGCATATACACCTATTGACTTTACAGTCTTTAGGGACAATATGAAGACGACTGACACGCGGAACAAACCTATCGTCCGGTCCTAGGTCATACCCGTAATTAAACAGGTCAGACTCAGATCCTGGGAGATAGGAAAAGTTCCACTTTTCTGCACCCTTGGCACCACAACGCACTGCACCAGGACCGTGACACCCAAATGGTATCTCGGACCACTGTGCTAAGCTTGGATGGAGTCTACCACCTGGAAAAAGAAGATCTGAAAGGATCTTCCTAACCCGGGAGAGTAGGAGTCCATCCGCACTTACCGCCACCGGTTGCT